CACTACCACTGAAACTCTGACAGCCTCTGTTACATCGACACCCCTATACGTCATCACGGCATGGCCTACGACTACCGCCACCTCCACCCTCTCTGCCACCTCTACCCCCCTCTTTATGGTCACGGCTTGGCCTACAACCAGTCCTGTCAATGTATCTGCTACCTCGACACCCCTGTATTACATGACTGCCTATCCATCCTATGATCCAACAAACGGAACGAGTCTTTTGTCGAATATGTTGTCTGTAGCCCCCTCTGGTACCGCGACGATTTTGGGAGCGGTGGCGGTCGGTGTTGTCGGCCTGGGAGCAGCTGCCTTCGCCATCAATTATCTGAGAAAGGGAGGATCCATTTCGGGACTGATAGGAATTGCGAAAGCAAATAAGGGGAAACTCCAGAGTCTTGTAAAAGATCTCCCAATCTCTGATGAAATGAAAGAGAAACTGGCTAATCCAGAAAAGGCGTTGCCCCCTGAAGCCCAGAAAGCCATTGCGATTGCTACTGCGGCGGCAGCCAATCCTCAGACACTCGTAGACCATTTGCCCGTTTCCGAGAGTATAAAATCTCAGATTAATACCTTTGTTCCAACAACGACGGAAGGACTCATAAATGTTGTTCAGCATCCTGAAGAGTTGAAGGCCCAGATTCAAGCCCATGTTCAAGAACAAGTCCAAGCACAGATTCAGGCTCAGGTCCAAGCAGCTCTAGGTCAGATTGAAATTGGGATGCCAAAGATCGTTCAAGAATCAAAAGAATAAATGGCTTTATTTTGTGGACCTCTAAGAAATGTCAGATGATGCGGCAAGCTCTATTCAAGACATTGCGTGGGATCCCTCCATTGAAAATATGCTCGCTAAGTGGTGTGACGAGGCCAAATGTTTTGAATGGATGCACTCCGAGGCTCATAACGAGTATGATGTCAAAGCAAAGGGTCTCGTGATAGCATCAAATATTGTAGCTGCTGTCGCAGGACTTTCCAATGTGATTGCCGGCGGCTACGAGATCAATGGCTTTCAGTTAGCATGGGTCTTTGGTTCCCTATCCATTGTAATCAGTATTCTCAACATGATCCAGGAAAAAATGGCATATTCCACTATGGCAGCATATTGTCGGCAGTATTCGACCACCTGGGGGATCATAAGACGAAAAATAGAAGAGGAACTCGCTCTGCCTTCCACCAGTCGCAAGAACTGCGGGACCTTCTTACAATCGATCCGTCAAGATACAAACCAAGTAAGTCTTGCCGGCAATGGTCTCTTGCCCGTGGGTATTAAAAAGGCCTGTTTTGAGAGATTTGACAAGGTCCCAAACTTCGAAGTTCCCGAGATTTGCGGTGAACTAAGTCATACGTCAATTTATAAGGCAACCGACACTGCCTCTAGTGTACCGTTGCTAGGAAGTCTGTCAAATCAAAAAATAAATGTAGTTGTTTCAAATCAAAAAGGATCTAAATAATATCTTCCATACTTATTAAAATGCCAGAAAAAGTAGCAGTTCTTTTTTTTGGACTAACACGATCTACAGATCATGTGATTGACTCGATTCAAGAGAAATTATTTAATTCGATTACATCGATAGGTCTTGAATATGACATATTTTTACACACATACATAATGAACAATCCATATGTAAATCAATGGTCCAAAGAGTATATTTATAATTATGATAATGAACAATACAAAATTCTTAATCCAAAACATGTTGTATTAGATAAACAGGATGATATTATTAAACAGACAAATTTTGAAGAATATTATACGAAGTTGGGAAATTGGACAGGCATGTCTCCTGAATTGACTCGATTTTTGATTCGAAATTATGTACTGGGACTTTATTCAAAGAAACGCGTAACTGAATTATTTAAATTACATGCTGATGAGTATACATATGTTATAATTATGCGTCCTGATATGAAAATTGTCTCAAAAATAAATATTCAATCCGCCATTGATGTATTAAATGATAGAAATATTGTCATTCCAAAAATCGAATGGTTTCATGGATGTAATGATAAAATATGTATAGCTAAAAAAGATGTTGCTCTCTATTATGGAACATTATCGGATAAGTTACTAGAATATTCTAGACATACATCTATTATTTCTGAACGATTTCTACAAGACATGTTAAAAAAGGAAGATATATCTATTGAAACAATTGATATTAATTATATACTTGTTAGAGCAGTAAACAAATAATAAGATGGACCTAAATAATATTGGTCATATACAAAATATATGACCGATCTTATTGATTTAATCACAAACCAAAAAGAGCGACTAACAGTTGTCTTTGATAAATTTATTGAACGTCTCGAGGCCAAACACAGGGACGAAGAGGATGCCTTAAATCGCGTAATGGAGCATTTTCGTCTCAAATTACATCGGCAACATTTGAAGAGTGTCTATTCCTATAAGAAAATTCTGGACGAGATGTACGTCCAAATCGATAAAAATAAGGATCTGCCGATTCTGGAATTCTTTGAACGCATGTTGAGAGCAGAGAACAAGACACTGTACGCAGATGTCATGGACCGAGCGATTCCCGTGATTCAGGAAATTGAGCGGGAGGGCGGGACACTGGACTGTCGGATTCAGAGAGCGGGATACGGCCCTGGAGGTTGTCTCTATAGTGATAGGGCCGACGGGCATTTCAGTTTCTGTGGCGAATTTTTGGACGGTTTTGACGATGATGTTGAATTCAAGGTTGTCAAAATGCGAAAGGACGAAAAGGCAAGGAGAGAGGCGGAGGAGGTGCGGGATCGAGAATGGATGGCAAAGTGGAGGGCCAAGGAGTTGCCGAAGAACGAAGTAGTGTTGAAGGAGCTTGAGACAGTTGAGGGATCTGAACCGGCATTTACTGGGATGAATGAGCCATCATAAAATCACATGGCCTATCAGAATGTTGAAAGCTCTCCTCGCACTCATGACAACACTGTTCGTCTTTGCGAAGCAGCCTGTTGCCACGAACTGTGATACGGCATCGCTGTTCCATGTGGATGATATCAACATTCAGTATGAGCTTCCTCCCGCTAATTCGACCTTGACAGTAGCCTATACTGTCCCGAAGCAAATTGAGGACGGACTCGCAACCTACAAGTGTACATTAAATGGAATTCCTGTGATCAATGAGCAGGCACCTTTATGTCAGGAAACAACGTGTCCCATTGAGGCAGCGTTTCACAACGATTCCAATCCGTTTCAGACTGGTCTGGCAACTGGAACGCTCACATGTACGATGAAATGGTTGGCGACAGATTCGTCTGTGCTTCGTTGTATTCGGATCGTGGAGACATCGTAAACATAGTATTATTTATTTTTTACAACATTCGCGTTTCATACATCGAGATATTCTACGTTTAGTCCCTTTACTCCAACACCAAAAACCACGTTGTGGGTTAATACAACATGTTTCTTTTTTCCCTGTTACTAATCGGCACCCTTTTAATGGATTATAGCGAGTACAAGGTTTATGTCTTTTTAATGTTTTTCGTGACATACTATATTATATAATTAGAATATAATATGTTATAAGTGGGGTTTAGAGAAGCTTAGCTCTTTACACGGTCCTTTTTGTTTGTGCTAAAGCACAAACAAAAGTAGGGTTTAAGAGAAGCATAGCTTCTCTAAACGGTCGGTTATTACTACGCCTTTTAGGCGTAGTAATAACCCAGGGTTTGAGGGACACTTTGTGTCCCTCAAACCGTCCTAATAAACTGCCATTTCATATCCGCACAGATTCCCTTCCATGCCTGATCCTGAATATACAACTTATCGCGATTCTTCAACAAAGGAAAGCACGCCAGATGCTCATCCATTTCGAGCAGTTCACAAAACTTGTACAGAATATATCCGTATGACAAAAAGTTCCTGCGGCCCTTTGGAATATGCTTCTTGAACGCCGGCTGGATTTCACGAAACATATGTCGCAACTTCTCTTCGTCCTCCCTGCTCATAAATGGTGCGTTCTGTCCAGACAGTCGATTGATAATATGCGGAATATGTTCATAATATTTCGTTTCCCCCATGTGTCTCAGAATCTCCCGTAACTTGGTACGTTTCAGGGCTGAAAAATTGCTGATGCGTTCCTTCTTAAGTTGTAAGAAAATCTGATCGTATATGGCCGCAGGGATTTCCGTTGACTCCTTGGCCTGAAACTGAGCGAGCCATTCATTAAAATGATTGATCTTCTTATAGGCATAATACGCCAATTCACGAGGTGGATCCTTATAGGAAGGTTTATCAGAATCAATTAAGATAAATTCCTTATTTCCACAGGACGAACAGGTCATCGTAGCCTCATTCATACACATGATCATTTCTTTACCACAGTAATCACAATGTGTCCACTCATCATCATTTTCCGCATCAGCCTTCATCACGGCAGTCGGATCTTCAATCTGTAAATACTGATTTAACAGATTATTGCGTTGAAGATGTTTCATTGAAACAGACGAAGTTATCGATAATCCAACATCCACCTCTTCGTCCTTCTGTAAATCGCTCAGAATCGCAAGAATACTGCCTGGTTTTGCCCTAGTTTGGGTGGTTGGTACAACCGCCCCCTGTTGAATTTTTTGCTGGACATCGTAATAATCAAACAGAATATTACCTGTTCTTAGAAAATAATTGTTCATATCCCCGTCAGTTTCAATAGATTTTACCTTTTTCTGAAGTCGTTCCATTTGTTGCTCTAGGGACCATATTTCCATGTCAGAAGTGGTGTTTTTAATTTTTTCACCAAGCAACTCTATTTCTTTTTTGTAATTTACGATATTTTTTTTTTCCTCCTGTAAGACGTTCATTTTTTGGCCATGGAGAGCATCCAAAGTGGTTCGGGACTCCGGCAACTTACTGGCTTTCGATTTTGTAGAAGATATGTCGCCCATCTTGAGATCCCGTCTTGAACGTTACATAGGCTGTTTGTTTAAATGGGTAAACATCACTTAACGCGTTTACTAATTTGCGATCATTCCATTTTTTTTTGTGAACTAAGGATATAACAAATGACAGGAGGTGGTTTGATGCAACTTGTAGCTTACGGAGCCCAGGATGTTTACCTTACAGGTAATCCTCAGATCACTTTTTTTAAGGTGATCTACCGTCGTCACACCAACTTTGCCATGGAGTCCATTGAGAACCCTTTCAATGGTGCCCCTAACTTTGGCAAGAAGGTCACTTGCACTGTTCAGCGTAACGGTGACTTGATTCACCGTGTCTATCTTCAGGCCACTCTCCCTCAGGTTCAGATCAATGCAGCGACCGACGGCAGTGGCGGTCAGTTCCGTTGGCTCAACTGGGTTGGCGAGAACCTTATTGCGTATGTCGAGCTCGAGATTGGTGGTCAGCGTATCGACAAGCACTATGGTGACTGGCTCCACATCTGGAACGAGCTCACCCAGGAGGCGGGTAAGCAGGCAGGTTATGCCAAGATGGTTGGCAACGTGCCCGAGCTCACCAATACGATCTATGCTGGCGGTGTCAACTGCGACAACCCTTGCTATGGTGGTGAGCCCAACACGTCTGAGGTGGTTGGCTCTTGCACGCCCATGTACACCCTGTACGTGCCTCTCCAGTTCTGGTTCTGCCGCAACCCTGGTCTCTCTCTGCCCCTGATCGCCCTCCAGTACCACGAGGTCCGCTTCAACCTGGAGTTCAACACACTGAACAACCTCTGCTGGGACCAGGGCACGGGCTCTGACCCCCACTCCGTTCGCAACCGTGTCGCCCAGACTGGCTTGGCCGCTGCGTCCCTGTACATCGACTACATCTACCTGGACACGGATGAGCGACGCAAGTTCGCCCAGGTGTCCCATGAGTACCTGATCGATGTCCTCCAGTTCACGGGCGGTGAGTCCATCACATCGTCCTCCAACAAGCTCAAGCTGAACTTCAACCACCCTTGCAAGGAGCTTGTGTGGGTGGTCCAGCGTGACTCCTTCGTGTCTTGCGACGACACTGTCGTTGGGCCCTGGAAGGGGCAGCAGCCCTTCAACTACTCTGACTGGTGGGACCGCTCCGTGCTGGAGTCTGGTTACTCCGTCACGCGTGTTGAGGGCATGGCGGGTGGCAACCCTGTTATCACGGCTCTCCTCCAGCTCAACGGACACGATCGATTCTCGGTTCGTGACGGTAACTACTTCAACTTGGTCCAGCCCTACCAGCACCACACCAACTGCCCTGCCGTTGGTATCAACGTGTACTCCTTTGCTCTCCAGCCTGAGCAGCACCAGCCCAGCGGCACATGCAACTTGTCCCGTATTGATAACACCACGCTGCTGCTGACGGTGTCTAACAACGCGGTGGGCTACAACCTGTCTTCTCAGGTGCGTGTGTATGCTACCAACTACAACGTGCTCCGCATCATGAGCGGTATGGGGGGGTTAGCATACAGCAATTAAAGTTTTCAATACCACCCGGTATGGAATCTATTACATTGTTGTGTGTATTTAAAATTGAAAATAAATCCTATTTTGAGTATAGTTATATAATCAAAATGGAAGAGAAAAAATGTGGCCGCCCCGCAAATCCAATTATATATACACATGCCAAATACAATGGAAAAGAATATACAATTATGAAAATACAACATCATGATGGGTATATACATAGCGTAATTGATACAGAGGATTTTGATAAAATAAAAGATCATCCTTGGCATTATACATCGAATGCGTATGTTTCACGCACGATCCGTGTAGATGGATCGTTCAAAGCACTCTATCTTCATAATCTTGTCATGGGTCGATTAGAACACACAGGAAAAGGCTCAAAAGAATCCATCGATCACATCAATCGAAATGGTCTCGATAATCGCAAAGAAAATCTTCGTCTGATTACACAGACAGATCAGAATCTGAATCAAAAACGGAAAGAACGAACAATTGTGTTGCCGGCAGATTCAGAAATTAAAACGGACGATATTCCAAAACATATTTGGTATATAAAATCAAACGGCAACCATGGAGACAGATTTGGAATCGATTTAAAAACAGAAAATATAAAATGGAAAACCACAAGTGCTAAAAATGTGTCATTGAATGATAAATTAAAATCCGCAAAAGAAAAACTCCAAGAACTGTACACAGTATATCCCTATTTAAATCCAGATAATGAAGACAGAGCCGAAGAAATAGACACTCTGACAAAATCATATAATGAAATAATTAAAATAGAATCAATCTAAATTTGATTCCATGTATCTATATACATCCAATCAACTATGAACTGGGAAATTGGAACTTCGTACAATCTCATTGAAAAAGGAGGAACTGTGACAGAGCTGGGTACACTTCTAACGATTCATTCAAATGGATCCTTAAAATTCAAAAAGAGCGATAATTGTACACATGTGTATACTGTGGAACCAAATGTTCGATATGAAATTCGTGATCCATAAAATTGAATTTAATGCGTCATGATAGGAGTGTAGGAATGTGCGAAAAAGGACGTACAGAAAAGGTTTCAAGTTCTAGTCCCGACCCATCGTACAGGGCTGTGCCCTGTACGATGTATGGGGACCAGAGAGCTTTGCTCTCTGGTCCCGACTGGTGTGCCGTCATTCGCACCCCGACACCTGGTCCATGGCCTAAGCAAACACCTGTTCGTCAAAATGAAATAAAACAGGAACAGGAACGAAGCGTACGAATCAAACGAATTTTACAGGAGAATAAACCGGCCCTAAAATAGAACAAATGAAATTGTCAATGAAAATAGTTTGTTTAATCGCTCTTCTTATTTTTGTAATTGTTGTTGCGAAATTTGTAAAGGGTACGATTGAGCGATTTGACAATTCTGGGGCACTCATGCAGTTGGCGGCGGACCATGTTCCTACGGAAGGGGATCTAAAGGGTCTAAAAGCGTATCGTCGTCAGGTTCAAAATGATTTGATTGATATGACAGGATCGGCTTAGAATGGTCAAAACAGTCAAAACAGTCAAAACAGTCCCAGAAACTTCGTACGCATTAAATCGTCTGGGGGAAGTCCAGGGTTCTTGGGAAAGGTATAGACCATCTGTTCACCTCCCATCAACGTCGTACTAACCTTGACAGTTGCCCCAAATTCTTCAAGAACAAATTCCATCTCATTGTACTTATCCAGCTTATTTTTTCCCATAAGCTTCAAATGAGCCGTAAATGGCTTTGTAAACAGTGCGTTGGGTAACAGAGTTTCCAACTTCGCAATAATATTATCTCGGACATTCTTGGATGACACCTTAATGGGTTCCTTCAAAACAATCAACGGATTCTCTTTATTCATATTTGTATCTATTACAATAGCTACAAATAGGAATCAAATTTAGCCCTCTAACCTCTTAGTCGGAGCACCAGATGAAGTGTGGACTCCTTGGCGATATTGTAATCGGCCAACGTCCTGTTATCTTCGAGCTGCTTGCCGGCAAAGATCAGACGTTGCTGATCGGGAGGAATTCCTTCCTTATCCTGAATCTTTCCCTTAATCGCCTCTATGTTGTCGGACGGTTCTACGTCAAGTGTAATCGTTTTTCCCGTTAAAGATTTTACGAATATCTGGAACCCCATATTATATATTAAGAACGTACAAATTATTTAAGCCGATTCATTCCCAATGAACAACCGGCCCGCCCCCCTCATAAGACGAATAGGGTTCGGCCCGGCTCGTGGGTCTATCCAAGGCTAAAAGCTGTTGTAATGCCTCCATACGCCTTGAAACAGGATCTAATCCCTGTAAGTCCTTTTTCCGACTCAGGCTCTTCCATCGCCATTCGAACTGGAGGGCAGCATGATTATCGGGAAATCCGCTCACGTAACACATACGTCGCCATACAAGGCCCTGACCGACTCGGGCCGCGGTTGCTCTTGCCCCCCCGACAATCAGTCCATTGTGCTGCCGCAACCTCCGATCAGGGTCCACGGTGGCACCTACGTATGTCTGGCACTCCTCTGTGGACAAAAGATACACGAACCATGAATTCATATAGTATCTAATAATAACTTAAACATTGGTTTAAATTAGACAATTATAGAATGTCAATATTGATAAACAAATACAATAATTTGTGTAACACTCCCTCCGATATCCATGAGCACCTTCCAACACTTTACAAATACACATCAGAACCTTCTGTGAATCGTGTCACTGAGTGCGGTGTCCGTGGAGTTGTGAGTTCTTATGCGTTTGCCGCCGGTCTCCTTACAAAGACGGATAAATCGAATATACATTTGTATCAATCGGATTTAGACACTAACCAAAGCGTAGTTCAATTTGGCCAAGAGTGTGCCGCAGAAGGTATTCCGGTAACATTTTATCAGCAGAGTGATCTTATTTGTCCTATGGAGCCGACTGATCTTCTCTTCATTGATACATGGCATATCTATGGTCATTTGAAGAGGGAGCTAGATCGTTGGCATCCAGCTGTATCCAACTACATTATTCTACATGATACAACTGTTGATGCTGATGTTGGTGAAACAATTCGCATAGGTTGGAACCCTGAACAGCAAAGTCAATCCACGGGAATTCCCGTGAATGAAATAACAAAGGGGCTCTGGCCAGCAGTTGAGGAGTTTTTGGCAGCCCATCCAGAATGGATTCTTGAGCATCGCTACACAAACAACAATGGCCTAACAGTTCTGCGACGCACGGGATAAAATTGAAATCATGTATGGTATACCGTAATCAATACCTAAACAATTCCTATCCAAATTTAACAATGTCCTCCTATCTTGTACAACCGGACCTGACAACAGAACCGAGAACCTATCCGTCCTCCGTTCCGTTTACCTTCCCTCTCGATCCCTTCCAAAAACATGCCGTTTCCGCAATGTTCCAGGGGCATAATTGCCTGATCGCCGCCAAAACAGGATCTGGCAAAACCTTGGCAGCAGAGTATCTGATCCACCGAACCCTCGAACTCAAGAAAACGGTCTTCTACACGACGCCGATCAAGTCTCTGTCCAACCAGAAATTCCACGATCTGACAGAACAGTACCCCCATGCGTCAGTCGGCATTATGACCGGCGACATCAAGTTCAAGCCTGATGCCCAGATTATTGTCATGACCACTGAGATTCTCCGCAACCTTCTCTTCAAAAAAGGGACCAAAACACAGACCCTCGGTCTCACGGCATCCCTGTCCATAGACAACCTCGGCTCCATTGTCTTCGATGAATGTCACTATATCAAGGACCCCGACAGAGGCAAGGTCTGGGAGGAGACCATGATTCTGGCCCCTCCCACTGTCCAGCTCCTCCTTCTGTCGGCGACCCTGGAACGCCCCGATCTGTTCGCCAGATGGCTCGGGGACTTAAAGAAGGTCCCGATTCATCTGATCCAGACCCAGTATCGCATTGTGCCCTTGACGCATGGAATCCTCCATCCTATCACGGATGAGTTTCTCACGGTTCTCACTCCAACCAAGGAGGTCTTCCAGGACAAGACGTACAGGGACTATTTGGCCACGATCAAAGCCATTCATGAAGGTCATGCGGCCTTCAAGGACAAGGTTCATAATAAACTTGTCACGGGAGAAAAGGGGCCCGTCGAAGGTAAAATAAAACCCAAGACCTTTGTTCATCAGCTCAATCACACCGTGGCCCTTCTAAGAGATCGCAATCAGCTTCCCGCCCTCTTCTTCGTTCTCAGTCGCAAGGGGTGCGAGGATTTCGCCCACCAGATCACCCATAAACTCATTGACAGTTCCGATTCAGCAAACGTCGGGCATATTATTGACGCTCAACTTCATCGCTATAAGTCCCTCGCAACTCTTCCGCAATACCATGCTCTCAGAGATCTCTTGGTCAAAGGCATCGCCTTCCATCACTCGGGCATGCTTCCCCTGCTCAAGGAGATTGTGGAGATCCTCTTTAGCAAGGGTCTGGTGAAAGTCCTCTTTGCGACTGAGACCTTCGCGGTAGGACTCAATATGCCGACGAAAACGGTAGTCTTCACGGGTCTCAAGAAGTATGATGATCACGCCAAGGGCATGCGACTTCTGAGAACCGACGAGTATACGCAGATGGCGGGCAGAGCAGGACGCCGTGGCAAGGACGCAGAGGGTCTGGTTCTGTATCTGCCAGATAGGGAACCGGTCTCGGCCTTCGAACTCCAACAGATTATGAAGGGCTCAGGAACACCCATTATTAGTCAGATGACCTTCCACTACGACTTCCTGCTCAAGACGCTCCATTCAGGGAATTCAACCTGGCTCGAACTGATGGAACAGAGTTACTGGTTTCAACAGAGACTGGCGTCCATTGAAGGGAACGCTAAAGATATTCTGGCTCTCAAAGCCCGTCTAGTTCCCTTGAAAGCGTCTCTGTCAGCAGACCAGATCGATCTGTGCGAACAGAAGATCGGCATGGAAGCCGCTCTAAAAACCCTCGGGGGCAATAAGCAGAAAAAGGCGAAGCAGGAACTGGACAAATGGCTCGTCACAAACTGGTCCACGCCTCTGTCCTATTCCCTGCTCAACTACGAGGCCCTCAAGAAACTAGAGGCAGAGCTGGTGACCCTTCAAGCCTATGACACCTCTCTGAAGGCCCATGCCGACGACATTGGACCCACCGTGGCCTTCTTGAGAGCAGCCGACTACTTAAAGGAATCAGATGGCCCCCCTTCCGCTCTTACGAAGGCCGATCTGACTCTCAAGGGAATCCTGGCCACAGAGATTAATGAGGGGCAACCCTTCCTCATGACGGAGCTCTTCTTATCAAAGGCAGCCCATACCTTGGACGGTCCAGGCCTCGCCGCACTCCTGTCCGTCTTCCTCGAGGATTACGACAAGGACTGGACCATGACCTTGAAGGATGTGTCTATTCCGAATGACATCAAGGATGTCATGGAGCAGGTGTTATCCAATGCTGATAGACTGGGAGACCTCGAATACAAAATAGGCTCCGCCAAATCAGATAAACTATGGAATCTGTCCCTCCAGTGGGCTGAGCCGATCTATAGATGGTTGACAGAACCTGAGTTGCCCTTAGCAACGATCTGTACAGACTATGGAACATTTGAGGGGAACTTCGCACGAGGTCTCCTCAAACTGGGGAATCTGTTGGATGAATGGTTGTGTTTGGCCACGTTCTGTGAACATGTAGAACAGATCGAGTTGATTACTGGTCTTAAAAGTCAGGTCATTCGGGATCTCGTAGTACCCGATTCCCTCTATTTACGACTCTAAGTCACATTCATGCTTATTTCTTTTTGTTTTTCAATAAATATTCGGGGTCAAACTCCTTATCAGCGAGACGTCGCATAACTCCAGGAATATGAGCGATCATGCCACCGACCATTTCAGGCAGAATAAACTGGAGCTGGAGTGTCAAGGTTGTAAAGAAACCGATAACACCTAGCAACTGCCCGATTACAGGTTCTGCGAATAGAATAAAATAGGTCCAGAATTTGTCGTGAGGAACCACCTTTTCAGCCCTTTGCCAGACATATGATCCTAAATTTTCAGATACGGCAAATACATAATACTGATTGATAAGAGCACTAAAAAAACTGACTACATATAAAATGCCCACTTTTTCCCATGTATCCATTTTGATTCCAATAAAGGTCGTGGTATTTTCAGGGGTTGTGCCGGGACCAAAATGGAGGAATTTTTCAGTAAATCCGCCCTCATAACCAATAAAACAAATATAAATCGTTAAAAACAAGACTAAAATAGTGAACGCAACAAGGGGTTGAAAGAAAAACTCGACAACGTCTTGTAACATTCTACTAGACCAGAAGATTTACGACGAGCCGGTCCTTCCATCGCCGCTCCCCCACATTGATCGCACACTTGAACCGAATGACCATGCCCTCGATTATCAGCCGTTTCAAAGATTCATCTGCCGAAGATATTATAAAGTTACCATTATCTTCACTAACAAGCTTATAGCGAGATCGCACTGTTCGTTGCCACTCTGGTATCCAAATACGAAGACGAACAGAGGTTCTGTCTGCCTCTGCCTCAACATCCAACACACGGCCCACAAACACACGCTTTTCGTCCTTCAACAAACAGTTCAGAAAGATCCTGTCCCGCTCATACCCCTTGGCGACCTTGGCTCTGCGGTTCAAATCCGAACACATGACAGACACGAAGAGGCCCTGATTATTTCCTCGAATGAGCTGCTTCAGAATTCGCTGATTCATGAGATCGGCGTAACGGCGAATAGGGCTGGTTACATGACAGTACGCGTCGGATTCTAGGCCCCAGTGCCGTGTGTTTTCCTCTTCGGCCAGGCAGTATTCGGCTGCTGAGGTGGCGAGAGCGGCTAATTCATGACCCCAGCTCTTGTATTTGTTCAAACGAACTAAGTCAGGCTCTGAGTGTCGCCTCAGAATCCCAACGCCCGCTTTTTTAAGCATGGCGGCGGCCTCCGTATTGTAGAATTTCATGAGAACCTCGATCCATTCATGGGGATCTGTGACATCTCGGGAGGCCAGACAAGAGGTAACACCTCGTAACACGGTTCCATGCTCTTCGGGAACAGACTCATAGGTGTAAGTCGTGTTATTGTGAAGAGTCGACTCGGACCATTCGATCACATTGATCCCGTTAGTGTTATGCCAGCAGAAGGACTGTGAGACACCGCGACGCTCCGAACCGGCGACTAAGGAACAGTTCTCCTCGGAGAAGAAGGGGGGCAACATGGGCCGAATAGCTCTTCCGTCCCTGTATAAGGTCTGGCCCATGGTGGACGCCATGACGTCGACTGCTCCCATTTCTTCCACACAGCTTGCCACGTCACTGATCGTAACAGTGATCCGCCACTCCTGTTCGTCAATCTGTTCTAGGGTCACACAGTCGTCAATGTCTCGACACCCCTCAGGGTCGATATTGAAGGTGAACCCTTTAATCTCTGTTCTCTTGGGACAGTCGTCCTCTAAGACGGCCAGTCCTTCGGTTAAGGACTTGAAGGGGCAGGCAGACCAGAGAAGAGCGGCTTCCTCGGCCTCCAAATTACCTGCGGGTCCAAGGAGTCTGTCTAGGGCTCCCCTTGGAAGAGTCTGCTTTGCGTCCCAACTGAGAAACTTGATCAAAGCAACTTGTTTCTGAGATCTGTCTTTTTCAGAGGAGGCCACATAGAACGACGGATAGGCGGTGTCTAATGGCACAAAGAGATACAGGGTCAGACCTCTGTCCGTGATCCCGTAAGTGGTCTTACTGTTCAGTTCTAGATAGCCCGCAATCGGCAAAGGGGGTGCTCTTGCTAGCAACGTGACAGACATATCGGGACTGATACTTACGGCATCACCTGGTAAGGCCCTAGCAGCCTTCTTGGCCCCTTCGAATTCATATAGAGTCTGGCCTGTGTCACTGACAACTTGGAAGTGCTGATAATCTTTTGTTACCAGGGAGCCTTCCATTATGGATAATTATGTTATGTGTGTCTAAGTTGCTATTTACATTGTTTAATGTGAGTTTTTGTCCATCAATTTTTCTTTCTACTAAGAAATGAGCTGTAATCCATGCGGCATGCGACGCTTTGATGGCCATGGGTCTAGTTCGTATCGACCGACCAATCCTGAGGCGGCGAAGGAAATGAAGTCGGCATTCAGCCGAATGCTGGCTGAGCGGGAAAGGCAAGATAAGGGCCTGTTTACAGGCCAAAGGGAAGGTCTGTTTGGTCAGAAGGACAGTCAAACAGAAATCCGAACAACCGAGTTGCGACTGCCAGAAAAGACAACGATTATCAAATTGTATAAACCAGAAAAGACAGAAACAAAAGCAACCGAACATTTCTATTCTCTGTCAGACTAACCGTTTTCCCAGAAGAAACACAGCGTAGCCATGAAATGACGGTATATAGAAAGACTTGAATTTTGTCATAAATCCACAGTCTTTCAGCGTTCGACGCAACTTTCTTGAAACCCCTCCATTGGTTTTCACTGAGGGGGCCTGCGTCCCGATGTACATGGCAAAGGATCCGCTGGTCCACCGACTTGCCAATCGAATAAAGTCCTTCCATTTTGTCAGATCGGATTCCTCGATATCGAACAGATCCACGAGCACCATGTCATACCTGTTCGTCCTCTCCTCCTTACAGACAGAGAACGCATCCTCATATTCGATGGTCAACCTCGGATCCTCCCAAGCCCCTTTCCCCCATTGCTGAAATCTCTGTTGAAACAGATCGACGACTCCTCTGTCCCATTCGATCATATGTATCGATTCTGTCGTCGGCAGATAGTGGAATATATCTCTGGCTAAGGCCCCTTCTCCCCCGCCAAACATACAAATCTTTGGATTGACAACCCCTTTCGGAATAAGACGGGCACCACAAATTACAAATGACCCATGATACCTGTGTTCGTCCAATTCACAACTTTGAACAACCTTGTCCATAAAACAACTGAGACCCCAGATAGGTCGATCCACCATCTCTATTCGCGTACCCTTTTCCGTTATAGTATCTGTGATTACTCGGCACCCTTTCCATGTATAGGTTACCGACAGTTGGGGATTATCCTCTATGTAGTCTTCTGTATCTGTCATTGATGTAAGGATGTAAAATTAGTTTAGGTTGAAACGACCTAAACGATATTAAGTCTTAAAATTGATAGCTTGCGACTTCTAAAAAGGCCATTTAGAGACTTAAATATATTGAATCAACAGATGCCGACTGGTTTTCATTCTCCCACTTCGGACTTGGAGTCCATCATTGGTGTTCAATTCAGTATCTTATCGCAGAAGGAGATCGAGGATCGTTCTGCTGTAGAAGTTACGAGTCAGGCGACCTATGAGGGAAACGAGCCGAAAATCGGTGGCTTGTTCGATCCTCGCATGGGGGTCCTGGAAAATGGAAAGGTGTGTCGTTCCTGTGGTCAAACGAATCACGGGTGTCCGGGTCACTTCGGTCATTATAGGTTAACAAGACCCGTGTATTTCATCCAGTTCTTGCCATATATCATGAACGTATTAAAGTGTGTATGTATCAAGTGTGCCAAGCTCAAGATTGACAAGAAGCTTCATTCTCAGATTCTCGCAAAGCGAGGAGAGAGCCGATGGCGTGAAGTGGTATCCCTGTGTTCGAATATCAGCTTGTGTGGCCATGAGATCGAGGATGGGTGTGCTGCGGTTCAGCCAGATAAGTTCGAACGCAAGGGGATTGCGACGATCGTAGCGGTGTACAATGGAAATCCTCCCACTACACCTCGCAGGGACCAACGTTTGGAAGTGGAGTATGTTCACCGCCTGTTTCGACGCATTTCGGACGAAGACGTGGATTTCATGGGCCTGAGCCGATTTTGGTGCCGCCCTGATTGGATGATCTGTACTGTGTTACCCATCCCTCCTCCCCAGGTGAGGCCCTCGGTCGTTCAGGATAACAATACCAGGTCAGAGGACGATCTGACCCACAAGCTCTTTGAGATCATCAAGAATGACAGGACGCTTCAGGCCAAGATTGAGAACAATTCGACGCCTCATGTGATCGCAGAGATGACAGATGTCGTTCAGTATCACGTAGCGACCCTGATCGACAATCAGATTCCTGGGGTGGCTCCTTCGGCCCAGCGATCGGGCAGACCCTTGAAGTCCATTCAGCAACGTGTAGGGTCCAAGGAGGGGCGTATCCGCTACAACATTCAGGGTAAGCGAGTAGAGTTTTCGGCTCGATCGGTGATCACTCCTGATCCCAACGTGTCGATCGATGAGCTCGGTGTTCCCATTGAGATTGCCACGAATTTGACCTTCCCTGAGCGAGTCACGAAGTACAACAAGGACAAGTTGTACAAGCTCATTCAGAACGGGGCGGAGGTTTGGCCAGGGGCGAAAACCATTGTGAGGGCCGATGGCCGCATGATGTCCTTGAAGCATGTGAATGCCAAGGAGGTGGTTCTGTACAATGGGGACATTGTGAATCGCCATTTGCTCGATGGGGACATTGTGCTGTTTAACCGACAGCCGACGCTTCATAAGATGTCGATGATGGCACATCGTGTAAAGGTGCTCCCCTATAAGACGTTTAGGCTGAATGTTCTAGTAACCAGGCCGTATAATGCTGATTTTGATGGTGATAAATCTTGTCGCCAACAGGTAGCTGCTTATTAAGTTGTGAAAGTACTTAATGGGATTAACAGTGTAAACTTCACGGCTTTTCCACTTCGCATA